TGAAAGCCAATTTTGTGATGCAATTCAAAAGCGTACTCTACTGCTGGGGTGATTCTGTGTTCAGTTGTATTTCCGTCTGTCTGGACAATCTTGAGGCTCGCCATGTGGTTCTCCTACCAGGTTCCTGTATCGGCTACTGTCACAGCAGAGTTTACCGTAAAGGTAACGTCCTGGGTGCTCAAATCGCCAACCGCGCCATTGATAGGGGTAAGGTTGTTTACCAGAATATCGAACGTATAAAGCTTATTTCCATCCGCAACAGCTACGCTAGCGTCCTGGATCATCTTGACTGCGACGGTTGTACCGTATGCGGTAAGCAGGGTGTCAAGGATTTCGCCGGATGCTGTGTCATTGAGAAATGAGAGAGTGAGCTGTGCAGTCTGGAGTCCTGCAACGTATTGCCTTGCAGAATCGCCTAGGGCCGTGACCTCGAGCTCTTCACTTGTCATGGTAAGGGTTGCGGCGGTGACGAGATCGCTGAAGTCCACTCCGCCGATCTTTACACCTGCCTTATTATTCAGCGTAATCGCCATCGTTGTCTTCTTTCTTTTTGGGTTTTGCTACTGCCTTGGGTTTTTCGATCTGGCCGATTTTGACCAGAAATCTGGTGCGTTTATCCATGCTTAGCTCCAACTCGATAGGACTGAGACCTTTACTTCGACTACTAACAGGTCTCCAGAATTGAGGGACATGACCGCAGGCATGGCTACCTCGCTTACGTTGTATTTGAGCGAAGAGGCTGCCAGCTTTGTAAATAGCTCGAGGATGTAATCTTCCATCCCATTGAGGTTGCCCTGGTTGTCATATAAAGGCTTTGTGAGCATAACCTTGAAATTGACAAGAGGAGCTACGGTAATGTAACCGTTATTGCTTGGCACTATGTATGGGTCGTCAGGGCTGATAATGCAAGAGTTCGCGAGCACCATAGCAGGCGGAAAAGAGAACACCTGCCAGGTGCTCGCGCTTGCTAGTGCGGTTGCTAGCGTTGAGCGTAGGGTAGTGACTGCACTCATCCTACGAGGCCGCCCGGGTGAAGATAGTCTGCGATGAGACCTCTGATCCTACTGGTCAAGCTATTGCCCATTTTGTATGGGGCTGGAGTGAAATCTGGGGAAACTCCGCCAGTTTGTGAAACTGTCCTGGCCTGCCAAATATCTACTGCAATCATCATCGCAGCTTCCCGAACTTGTGGGAGCGTTGCGTAATCAATGCTAGTTGAACCAAAAACTCGGCCATAAGGCGCGATGCTGTGCTTTTCACGTGTCGTAATTTGAGCATTGACAAACTCAAGATAATGCTCGCCATTGTTCTTGACTGCTGTGATGGTCTTGCTGCCGTTGTAATGTTGACGCACGTTTTCAATGGTTACGACGTCGCCTACGACAAATTGTTGAACATTCTCGGCTATGTAGATACGGCCGGTCGTGTCTTGGGCTGAGATAGCAACGACGGTTTGCTCATTGAACCAAAGCTTCTCTTTTAGGATGTTTTCTGCTGCTTGGCAGACTTCTTCTACTACTGAATCTGCATAAAGAGTGCCAATTCCAAGATTAGTACGCAGTTCAGCGACCGTAACGTATGTGGCTGGCATCTCTTTCCTTTCTTGTTATGGGTGATCCCGGGCCGAGCCTCGTACCCGGGATCACTATTACTGAATGGGTTATGCAACCATCCACTTATAAGCGCTAGCGGCCACCTTGGTCGCAATGGCGCCATAACCGTAAAGCGCTACGTTGATCTGGCCAGTCGAGATGAGGTTCGACTCGAGGCGGAAGGTTCCCGACTCGTACCAGGTGTAGCCCTCTGGGTTGATAACGACGATAGTGCCGTCTCCGGTTCCGGAAAGCGAGCGCGATACGTAGAGATTCAATCCGTGAACGTTTCCGCGAATACCTGTTGGAGTGAGGTTTGCAGATGCGTTCTGTGGGTTGATCGTCTGGACATAAACCGGGCGGTTTGATCCATCAATCAAGCCCATAATTGCGCCCCATTGTTCTGGAGAAACGACAACGTTGGTAGCAAATCCGAGCGAGCCGGAATAGATGCTAACTGCTGCATCGCTTACAAAGTCGAGCAGGTTAGCTGCTGACATTGTGCGGTTTCCGCCATCGGTTGCACCAGTTACGACAGCGGTGCCAACTGCTGCGTTGGTTGCCTTTGCATAAGCAAATTGCATCTGGCGAGTAAGCTCAGCAAAAAACGCAGGAGAGCTGCGATCAAGAAGCTCTACTGAGAAGGTCTGCTGGCCTGCGTACTTGGCAACGTTTACCGTAAGGAACGAGATGTTCTGATCTTGTTCTGCTGGTGCAGCGCCTTCTGCAGTTGCGGCAACTGTTGGGACCTGGGTGAGCTTAGGAATTTCGAAGGACATGCCAGCGTCAGGAAGCGTCCCACGCCCGACCGCATCAATAAATGGCCTGTCGGCGTTGCTCAAAGGATTGATAACTTCGGATAGCTGACGAGTTGGAATCAAGCCAGCGTTGTCGGTTGTATCTGCTGCTGCTGCAAGCCATTGACGAGCTGAATCGTCACCCATGGATGCGCGCACCGTGTTCTCAAGGTATGCACCTGGAGTAACCTCAATGCGTGGCTTTGCGTATGCAACGGCGGCGGTAATTGTTGGACGAGAGGCCTCTACTGGAGTTTCGACTGCCTCAGGCGCAACGGTCTCAGGGGTGGTGTTCTCCACTTGAGATGCCTCGCTTTCATTGTTGTTTTCTTCAACTGCATCGCCTTCGGATGCAGCGACCTCTAGCACTTCTGCCGACTTGAAAGCCGGATTAGATACCAGAGAAACTTCTTCAAGTCGTGCGCTAATAATTTCCAGCGTGTTACCGACTTGCTTACTGTCGAGTACTTCTACACCGACTGACAGCCCAGAGCGTAATTCTTCACTTGCCTCCACGAGAGCATCTGATCCCCTGGTGGTATTAGCAACCTTGAACGTTGCGTAAAGCGCATCGCCCTCAGCGATAATGGACTGGGCGCGGCCTAGCGGCTTACGTCCGTCATGCTCGAGCAAAAACTTGACCTTCTTGGCATCATCCCATTGAACCGAGCCTGCGCGAAACTTGACGCGGCCTACATTGGTGTAACCAATTTCGTTATTGAATGGCAAGATTTTGCCGGAAATAAGGCGGCGGCCCTCATCGGCCTGAATATCGGTTGCGGTGAATGTTAGTTTCATGCGGTTCCATTCGGGCTAAGGTCTTCCATCTCTTGCGCTTGCTCGACTGTGATAAGGCCGAGCGAGATCATCTTCTCAATCGCCGTGAGGCGCTCGATTGTGTCTGCTCGCAAAAATGTTTCATCAATTGCGAAGCGGACATAGTTTTGGCTGTTTGTAATATCGTCCATGCTTAGGCGAGACTCGACAGCAGTTATATAGGGCTGGAGAGCAAGCGAGATGAGCTGCTTCCTTTCGTCTTGGACGTTGGCATAGGTCATGCTGTTGTTCTCATCTGCTGACAAGTAGTACGCCGGAATGTTGCAGAGACGAGCGATCTGAGTAGTGACCTGGGTAATCAAATCTGCGTAGCCCATATCCTTCGGCGAGAAAGACGTGGGCATGTAATCTAACGTGCTGGTGAGATACGCAGTCGAGCCTTTTTGACGTGCAGCTTTCCATTGTGATAAGAGTGCTGCTACTTCGTTCTCACTAAGGTCTGCGCCATTGTTTTTGATTACGCCGGATGGAATTGGAGCGACTGCTGCGCGATGCGCTGCATTTTGCAGCTCAAAAGCCTGGCGAATAATTGTTGCGCCTGTGTTTAGAATACCTTCGCTAAGTCCCTGGAATGTGATAAGCGAGCCGAGTCCACTCATCGGGACTGGTGCGCCATCGACGTAATACTGGGTAACGAATTGATTATCTGGTGAGACTTGTTGCGTTACGCGAGTTGGAGCAATCCAAATAAAACGCGCCGGGCGGCCATCATCTTGAAACTGCTCGGTAATTTGCCAATATGCAACGCCATAAAACAAAAGACTATCGACTGTATAAGCTAGAGTCACGCTTCGCGGCTGGTGAAGACTTGGCTGCTCTACCCATTTTGGCGAGCCGATTCGCTCGTCATTGGACTTTCGGTATAGATGCAGAGGAATGCTTGCAATTGTGCCAGCAATAAGGTTGCGAGATCGGACAATGGCAGGTAATGACATAGCCACGTCTCGGCTAACCTTTGTAATAAGTTGAGTATTGAAATACCCAAAGTCGTCCCCCATTACCGCAGGGGCATATTGGGCCTTGACCTCAGAAGTTAGCTTAGGTGCTTGAATAAGGAAGCGATCCCAAAATGCCATAGGTTATAGAATAGCACACATTTCCGACAATTCGGACATTTGCGACGTGTCCCGTACTTGGGACTAGCTAAAAATCTGCGGCTTAGATTGAGGCTTGACGAGCTGGTGGACCACCATGGCCAGGGCTATGGCTGCTGAGACGTCTCCGTGGGCTGACTTCCTTCGAACGATTCTCCAGCCAGCGTCGCTGACTTTAGCTCCGCAGTTATTCATACTGCTGACTAGAGAATCTTGTCCCCTGTGAGACAGTCGATTGTTTACGATCGCATCGAGTAGATCGCTACACGCAGTATAGAAGATTTGGCCAGACATGTCCACGATCTTGATACCCGACTGGGCCAAGCGGTTAGCGATGCTCTGCGTGGCGTATTTGTCGTAGCAGAGCAGGCGAGGCCGGTACTTATCGGCCCAGGCCTTGACGCCGCTAGCTACCTGCAGCTCATCGATTGCTACGTCCGAAACCCATTCCTCCATGACGCCTACGCCTATCTTTCCATCGGGCAAAATTTGGCCAGCGACCAGCGAGGCTTTGCGCTTTGTATGGTTTACGTCTATGCCGAAGATAGTCAGGGCTCCGGGAGTGATTTCGAGGTCTTGCACCGTGAGGTCCTGGAAAGCTCCAGGCGGCCAAGGTGAGGTAGTGCTATCGACAAACTGGCAAAGGTGCTCAGTTCTGGCAACGTCCGGCTTTGTGGTCTTTATATACTCTTGAATCGTCTCCAGCTTTATGGTATGGCCAACCGAAGGGTTAGCCTGGAGAATCTGCTCGACATTATCGACCTTGCAGAAGGGCTCGGCCGAATACTCCCACCAGCCAAGGCTCTTAGGTGGATAGCTGAGGGCCAGGTCGCGAATAGAGTGCAAAACCTCTGAGAACGCATCTCCGGCATTACTGCAGGTAAGTAACACGCCGCCGGTGGCTGTCGTGGTAGGCCGGATAGCTGCCCAGGCTTCTGGACTGATCTCTCGAAGCTCATCGACGAAAACCAGGTGCGCTGTCTTGCCTCGGACACCGTCTCGAGTCGCAGCAGCGATTTCATACATGCTTCCGTCGAGCAAGGTGACGGACTCCTGGCCATTAGCAAACCTGATCTGCTTGACCAAGGCCTTGAGGTTGTCATTAGCCTCAATAACATCGACCACCTGGCGAAAGGTGTCAATAGCCATATTGCGATTAGACGAGAGGCCAATTACCCGGCTTTTGCGTGGCTCGACAAAGAGCTCATAGAGAATACGCATCCTTGCTAGGTGAGTCTTTCCGTTCTGCCTACTGAGGAGTAGGCCCTGCGTGGTATGGACGTACTCGCCCTTCTTATTCGTGACCATCATGCGCTCGCTGACGTACTTCTGCCAGGGCAGCAGAGGGTCAGAGTGTTTGGCAACCCATTCGGCAAACTCCTTGCCCTTGGTTGGCCCCTTGATCTTAGGAGTCTCTAGGCGTGGGCTTGCCTTGCCCTTCAAAGCAGCCATTCTCAGCTAGCCCCCGACTGGTCTGGATTGGATTCGGACATAAAGGGCGAATCCGACATCTTGACGGACCGAGTATGTCCGTTTTGCACCGTTTTGTCCCGTTTTGGAGAGAGATTGCGTCG